TTACATCCAGAATACTACAAATCAACGTATTTGGCTGTGGATAACTTTGCAAAAACTGAATTGGAATTTGATACTTTAGAAGAGGCAGTTGCTCAGGATGTGCAAAATAAGGTAAATCTCCTAAATAAACTAAATGATTCATATGATCCTAGTGTGGATGTGAATGTACAAATAGGTTATCATCATAATTTATTCAAGGTTCAAGAGAAGATGACTAGTTTTACTGGTCTTGTGGTATATAAAGAAATTAACGCTTGACAAACTTTCCAAGAAAGGTTATAATATCACCATGAAAAAATTTATTACTTTATTCTTATTGGCGACTTTAGCAACTGCGGCCTCTGCTGATTACTGTTGTTATCGTCCTCATCACCATTGGGGTGGTCCTAGTGTTGGTTGGGTGCCATTGGCTGCTGGTGTTGTGATTGGTGTTGAACTTGCATCACAACCTAGACCTATTATGGTTGAACAATCACCGGTTTACATTCAACAACCACCAGTATACATTCAGCCACCACAACCTACGGTTCAATTACCACCACCAGGTTATCATTGGCAAGAGATGTTTGACCCTCAGACTAACACTAAACGAATTGTATTGGTACCAAATCAATGAAAATCAAAAAATTAATCCAAAAACTAAATCGTGCAGAGTTTGAACATAACTTAGAAAAAGCCAAGAAATTTTGGTTGAAGTTATTAAAGAAGTCTGTCAAAGGTAAGCACACCGAAGCGGTGCGCTAATAATGATAGTAAACTTGGTATAAGAAAAGTATTCTGGACGGGAGTTCGACTCTCCCCATCTCCACCATAAAAATTCAGGCCTGCGCCGTGCGTTAATGAAGATGACTAAGGTATCACGGACATCCACATAATCTAAGCCTGAATTTTTATGATGGGGATGCAATGGTTTCGACAGGGTAACAAGTATTATATTAGGCTATCCGTCAGAGTTGACGTAAACACTAAATCAAAACAAACGCAAACGATGAAAAGTTCGCATTAGCAGCTTAAAGGCAGCTTAGGGTTTCGGTTGGTTTCCTCGTAACAGAATAACCAACCATCTTATCTTAACTTAAAGGAGTTTTTAATGAAGAAGTTAGTTCTATTGGCCACTTTGATGGCTGCATTTGGAGTTGCATCAGCCGTTGAAGTTGGTGTTAATGGTTCTATCGACAACAGCAGCAAGAAAGACCGTAATGGTTATGGCTTGACTGTTGGTGAACACTTTGGTAAGTTTAGCGTTACTGCTGAAGCTGACCGTGAAATCAAACGTAATCTAGACAAGTTGGTTGCAACTGCTGGTTATGATGTTATCACATTCAATGGTGCAACATTGACAGCTAAGGCCGGTGTTGGTTATCTTGACACAAAGGCTATCAAGCAAGATGACCGTTTTGTTGCCGAAGTTGGTGCAGGCGTTACTGTTCCAGTTACAAAGGCCGTTGCTTTGACTGCTGACTATCGTTATCAAGATGGTCCTTCACGTTACAAGAAGTTTGACGGTAATACTGTTGCTGTAGGCGCAAAGTTCTCTTTCTAAGAGTCCAATAAGTTTTGGTGGGTTCTTACAAAACCCACCCATTTAACTGGAGAATCACATGCAAAGTAGATTTATACTTGTAGCAGTATTCTTTTCAGCAATCATTCTGATGTTATCTTGTGTGAATGTAAACACATATAACTTGCCGTTTAAGACCACATATGATGCACTGTCTAAGGAAACTAAGATTCAAGTGAATTGTTTGGCACAAAATATCTACCACGAAGCAGCACACGAACCACTAGATGGTAAGAAGGCCGTTGCTTTCGTTACAATTAACCGTTTACAATCCGGTTATGGTGATGATATTTGTTCCGTGGTAAAACAGAAAACAAAAGGAACGTGTCAGTTTTCTTGGTATTGCGAAAAGAAAGATGGTAAGGGCTTGCCAATCACCGATAAAAGGTTGTATAATGAAATCTTGGATCTCGCAACCAATTTGGTTGTTAACTATGAAAGGCAAAAAGATGTTACAGACGGTGCGACATACTACCATGCAGATTACATCCATCCTGGGTGGAATCATTTGCAGAAAGTCAAGCAAATCGGACAGCACATCTTCTACCGATCCAACAAAGACTCAATTGACAGAAACAAGGAAATCATTTAATATGGAAAACCAAAATTCATACATGAAAGTTGTTATTACTTCATTGGCGTGTATCACCATTGTTATCGTATCGGTAATCATTAGTGGTTATTTGTCGAACATCAATGACCGAAACAACATGGCAGGCAACATGGACACCGCCATTCAAAAAGGTATTGATCCCATCTCTGTTAAGTGTGCATATGCAACACAGACAGATAATCTTTGCATGGTCTATGCATTGAAGGCTAAGTGATGCCAACTAAAGATGAAATCCGTGACTTCTCATTGAAGATTGAATCATTGGCCAATACACACTCTATTCATTGTATGGATGCCATTGTTCAACATTGTGATGATACTGGTATTGAAATTGAGGTGGCTGCCACCTTGATTTCTCCATACCTCAAAGCAAGAATCCGTGAAGAAGCACAATCAGTTAACCTAATCAAGAAATCATCTAAACTTCCACTATGAATGAAGGTACAGGCTTTGCCTCTTTCGCTCTTTATAATGCATTGAAGACACACTTCACCTCAAAATCCTATGACTTCTTTAAGTATAATGGCAAGACCAATGTATCAAAAGAAACATTCTTAAAACGCAAAGACAAATACAGTTTCTATAAACTTTCACGGAAGTTTTCCTTGGAAGAATTACGGAACTTTTACATTGCCAATTTTGTATATGGTGATGCATCTTGGGTTGGTGAAATGACAGGACCTGAAGGTGAGGTTGCATACAAAAAGTGGAAGAAGATAAACCAAAGCTTGACATATGTCTTTGAAAATGATATACTTGGTCTTGTAGGAAATGATTCACCGGAACAAATGTTGATTGTCAATGATGGTCAACACCCAACCTTACTCCGTGAGGTAATGTCCGGTACTATTTCAGTAGAAACTTTGTGCATACTTAATGATATTATGAACTTCTTTCCCATGTGGGACCGTAAAATCAGCGATGATATTATCTGGCCCAACTGGCGATTGAAATGTGAAAAGTATGCACCTTTTATACAATACGACAAAGTTAAATTCAAAAACATACTTAAAGAAGTGATAACAGAACATGCATAAGTTTACTAAGATTTATTTGGACCTTGATGGTGTAATTGCCGATTTCCATAAAAGATACCATGAGTTGTATAATACAAGTCCATCAAGTGATGATGCTCGTAAACGCTTTGGCCAAAGGTTTGCAATCTTTATTCAAAACAAAGAGTTTCAGAACCTTGATTTGATGCCTGATGCAAACGTTCTTTTAGATTATCTTAAATATCAACCTGTTCCTCCTGTAGAGATTCTTTCTTCTACTGCAAGACCAATTAACAATGCAGAAATTTCTCGTCAAAAAGAAGTTTGGCTTCGTAAACACAGCATTAACTATCCTGCAAACTTTGTACCTGGCAAACAGTTCAAGTATAAATTTGCTGACGAAAATTCCATAATCATTGATGACACACCTTCTGTTATTGATGATTGGAATAAAGCAGGTGGTACTGGCATTCTTCACAAGGATGCCTTGACAACAATTAGTATCTTGGACGCATTGTTACGAGTGTAACCTTTATAAATAAGTGTAGGTCACGATATTACCAGTATCTACCTACTCTAACATTGTAAAGGAATGTCAGCATGGTTATTTATTCTATCTATAAAGCCACAAACACCATTACCGGCAAATCATATATTGGTTATTCCTCAAATTGGTCTCAAAGAAAAAGAATACATAAACACACGGCAAAAACAAGTAAACGAAATTATTTGTTCTATAATTCCATAAACAAACATGGATTTGAAAACTTTGTGTGGGAAGTTCTTTATCAATCCAAAGACAAATTATATACATTGTCAGTAATGGAAGATTTCTTTATCAATGAATATAATACACTTTCACCTTATGG